GAGTTTAGCTTCGACGAGTTTCAGGTAGTTTTCGGCGACGAGGGCCGCTGTTGCGTCCTCGGTCGCAGCGCGATTCCACACCAGGATGTCCTGCGGGAGTGTTTCGAGATCCTCGCTGAGACGGTTGCGATCCACCGCCAAGTTTGTTTGGTCAGACATTGCTGCCTCCTAAGTGAAAATTGTTAATCCGACTGTGCTAGGTTCTACGTCGAAGCCCTGACCAAAGCAAGAATAAATCCTGGTTTGCGGGAAGAAAAAAATGGATTCTCAAACTGAGACATGATCTTGACTACCGTTGGTACGGATTTTGAATTCAAAATCATTGTCGCACCGTAGGACATGATCGCACAGCGCAGTCGCTCGATCTCCCCTTCGGGGAGATCCTTCAAGACTAGGCTATGCGTCGGGAAGATTTTCCTTCCGGCGTATAGATCCTGAACCAGCTTGAATACGTCTGGTTTGAGTTCCTCGGGGTTCCCGAGGATATCCGGCCAACGCTCCTTCGGAGCGTTGGCAATCTGCTCTAGCAGTACCAAGGCTTGCCTTGGACTGCCATTGGCCGCCTGCGAGATCGTTGTCGGGATGCAGTCGATTCCTTCGGCGGTCGCTACCCTGCCTACTAGGGTGTTCAAGTCGGCGATGCTGACATCGCCGAGCTTGAAATGCGTCAGACGAGTCTGCAACGGCTTTTCCAGCTTTTCCGGGTTGGTCGTACACAGGATGAAGTAGACGTGCGCCGGAGTGTCCTCAAGCATTTTCAGCATACTTCTCTGTGCTGCTACGGACAGACTATGACTCTCGTCCAGGATGTAGATGCGTTTCCCTCCTGAAAGCCCACGCATGGGCAGGCGGCCCTCGATCTCGCGGATAGCGTCAACTCCGTTGTCGCTAGCTGCGTTTTTCTCGATGATGTCAACGCCGGATGCTCCGAGTTCCTTGGCGAGTATTCTCGCCAAGGTCGTCTTGCCTGTTCCACTAGGGCCGGAAAACAAGAGTGCATGAGGCAATGCTTGCTTGGCAAGCATTGACTTCAACTGGTTGATAACGGCTTCCTGGCCGACAAGATCGGCCAGGGTGGATGGTCGGTACTTTTGATAAAGGCCCATTACTTTAGAAATCCCTTCATAATCTCGGTGATCCGGCGTTGGAACTGTGGGAGTGATCCGTCGTTTAGGACGATGCGATCAACAGCAAATTGCTGTTGTTCGCTTCGGTGTGCAGGCAAGGTTGCGACTTCCTCGGAGACTCGCCCCTGGATCTCCCAAATCTCGCCGCCGTTGGCTTTGATAAACTCCGCTTCCTCTGGGAAGCGGAGGTCGCGAATCGCGTACCTCGGCAGATTCTTTTCTCGCATACGTTGCTTAGCGATATTCACCCAACAGTAGTTGCCAAACAGATCCCTGCCATTCTCCGTACCGATGGTACGGAGCATTTGTCGAACGGCGGGATACCGCCGTTTGATCGTGTCCCAACCGTCCTTATCAACAAGGGTTTGTAGATAGATACACCGGTGGTGGGCAACCAACACCGGGGGATTGAGTCGGTACAGGGCTTCGTACACAGGGTCGGAGAATCCCATGATTCCGTAGCCGAAATGGTACGCAAGCCATGAGGCTGCGGTGTCCTTGCCGGAGCCAATAGCCCCCCGCAATCCTATGATTGGAGGTAATTTGTCTAGCTTGCCTTGTGGTAGGCTTTCTTGCTCGCCCATGAATCTTCTCCTACTTCTGCTTCGGTTTTGAGGTCAACGATAATCCAAGGCCATTGTGTTCGTATCCACTTTGTCATTACCTCGTTTGCCATCTCAATGTAATCGTCGAGTTCCTCTCGGGGAACCTCGGCGATCAATGAGTCGTGGATCTGGCAGAAAAGGCGGCTACGCATCTTCCTTTGAAGGATGCGTTTTGTCAACTCTATGATACTCTTGAGCAGGCAGTGGAAGGCTGCGCCTTGCACCGGGCTATTGATAATTTCGTTACGTTTGAAGATCCCCCAAACTCGGAACCCGGTCAAAGTGTGGAAGTGCCCATTGCGTAGGTATTCCTGAAACCAATCGTTTCTCCATTGCTTGTAGACTGGAAATCGTTTGTTCCAGAAGTGACTGAACATGCTGTCGATGTGTTGCATGAACGAATCGGGAGCCATCGCCTTTTCGTGGCCGAGGCTCTTGATTCCTCTTTCAGATAGGTGTTGCAAAAGCGGCTTGCCGCTTTGCATCGTATGCGACTCAGCGAATCGCCAAAGGTTCTTGGCGATGCTCGCGGGGGCATCGCCATAGAACGCAGCGAACGTCCAAAATCCCTTAATTGCTTGGCGAATAGGCTTTTCCACGGTATCCAGCTTGAAGCATCCGAGGGTGGAATCTTTGTGCAGATCAGCACCGGTTTCCAGGATGTCCAACATGGTCGGATCTCGGTGATAGCAGGCCGCGATGTACACTTCTAGCTGAGCGTAGTCGATCTCCACAATCACGTTGTTCGGGTCGCTAGGCTTGATAATCCCCCGAATCACCTTCCCGATGTCAGGATCTCGAATCGGGATGTTCTGCAAGTTCGGAGAATCCGAACTTGACCGATATGTCGTAACCTTGTGCAAATTGAAAAAAGCGTGAACTCTGCCGTTGCAGAGTTCACGCTTAAATGGGGCCAAATACGTCCCACGCAGCTTTTCCAACTTCTGCGTGCGTTGGAATAGCTTTGTGTAGGGCGTATTGATTTCTTGCAGGGCTTCGTCATCCAGAGACAGTTTACCTGTCTCTGGATTGATGACCCCGCCTGGATGTCCCATGACGTTGTAGAGGATGTCGGCTAGTTGCTCTCGGGAGCCAAGTTTTGTCTTGGCTCCGTATCGCTTTCGCTGTTCCTCGTATTCAGGCATCGACCGCAATTCCGCTTCCATCCCCTTGATGCGATTGCCGATGTCGGCAATCGCAGCATCGAGTCGTTCTTCGCATACGGGCATCCCTACGCTTTCCATTCTGGAAAGCGCAAGAGATCCTTCGTGCATCAAGGCGTAGGCTTGCGGGGATGCTGGTTTCATTAGCGTCGTCGTCCCAATCGGTCGTAGACGATGACCTTGCCAGCGGTCTTGACGACCTTACCAACAGGTCGGCCAACTCGGTCGTAGACTTGCGAGCAAGTCCCGCCGACGCAGGTTGCGACCTTCGCCACGGGACGGCCCAAACGGTCAAAGACCGTTTGGGTATCACCCGCCATAGCAGCACATCCTGAACACAATGCGGCGACGATCATCACCGCGAAAATTGTTGGTTTCCGCATCGGAATACCCTCTTTCTAAATGAACCTAGAATCAGCAACCTAGCCCACGGCGGGCTAGGTTGCAAAGCTCCGGGAGGGATTCGAACCCTCGCTCTCTCGTGTGGTCAGCAAGCTGGCACGAGTGTTTCACCGCATTAACTTCCGGAGCAAAAGGATCGGGCAGGATTGGCTACCTGCTGACTTGTTAAAGGTCATTCGTGCTGCATCCAGGGCAGACTCACATTGGTCACAATCGACCGCTTCCAACGAATTGCGTGTCCATCCACGCCGCCGATCCAGTTTCTTTATCGTTTCATTTCCGTTCTCCTTAATCCGGGAGGTTGCAAGATTCCTCACAGAGATGCTTAATTTGAGGCTAGCTCGGTGTCTGGTACTCTTTCACCCAGACTCGTCTGCTTGCATCTTGTTCGTACCAAGGTCGCCCCGGTCGATCCTATTCTACGTCCGGTGGCCGCCTAAAGGCGGCCACTGTTATAGATTTTCCGGTATTTTCTTCAAGAACAGGTAGATTCCCTGCTAATTCGCAGGGAATCCACGATGCAGGTAGATAGCCAGAACCGATACCATTCGAGATGGCATACGCCATCTCGATAGGATTACTGACCTCGGCTACCCCTTCTTGCGTCTCCGATAGATATCCATACCACTCGCCAGTGATAAGCCTATGCGGGTCTGTTCCGAACAGGCTTATTGGCAGTGTTTGGATGGCTTCGCCCTTCGCGTTTTCGTGCGCCGAGACGAATATGTCGTGTCCCGGCTTGTCTCGCTTCGCGAGCCAATCGCTGAAACTGTCGTAGGCAATTATCTTGGTGACTTGGTACTTGTCCGACAGGAGATCCGCAAGGTTGGGAGTAACAATCCCTAACCAGCGTTCGACGTGTACGGCCACTTGTGGCCGCACTTTTTGAGCATCTCCCAGCTTTTTCATCTCACGCAGGAGCTTGCGGTGAGCCGCAAGCACCTTCTTAGCGTGCTTGTACAAGGCCATGCCGTCAGGCGTGGGCTTGCGAAAAGAATCAAGTAGCTTGACCTGGAAGATGGCCTCCATCTTCCGGTTGCTGTTGGGGATGATCGCGGTGTTGCCCATCTTGAGCTTCTTGCTGGCGGCTTGGGCACTGCCTAGCTCTACGCATAGGACGAACCAGCGAAGGGCTTCGAGCTTTGGTTCGACCACTTGGTCGATAGGATAGCGACGTGAGGAGCTAGTCATTACGAGCCATCCGTTGGGTAGACTTCACAGGATTCGCTACACCCCGACTGCCTATCCAAAGTTTCACTCCACTGTTCGCCATACTTGAATGTGGGGTCATCGAATCTTTTGAAATCCTGCGTATTTGCGTTTTGTACAATATCCTCCGCAGATAGGTGTTGCCTAAAAAACACAATCTTGCCATCGTCTCTCACCGAGGTTTGCTTGTGTCCGTAATCTACCGTCCCGTAAGTTTCTTCCATCTTTCTCGGAAAGTCAAAAATCTTGGGGTTGTCTTGAGCTAGGGTGTATAGCTTCCTGTTGGTTTTTTTCCAACACCACACGCAATTCCCGTAATGTTCTGGGATTTTCAAATCCCAAGGGAACTGTTGCATGTATTCAATAACCATTTTCTTTGTCCACCCCTTCTGAACCAGAGGGTAGATAAACCGCATCTCTTTTGCGCGGATCGAGACTCGATCCAACTCGTCGGCTCGGATACCTATAGCAGTGTCGTAGTTTAGTTTCCTGCCCCGAAGGAACCCCTTAGACTGTAGGAAATCTTCCATGACATCCGTTTTCAGCCTAGTCGTACACATAGGTTTAACCGGATTCGGAATGCCGTATTTGCGTATCACATCTTCAAAAGGCTCTCCATTTCGGCTGGCTGTCGCATAAGTCACCACCTTATGAGTGACTCCCACGCCTCGCTCGGGATTCACCACCGCTTCCAACCATGTTGTCTTAAAATCCCAGTTCACATCGCAATCGTGGACAAATCTCAAGGTGTCTGGATGCTCGCATCCTGTGTTTGCGAACGTGACTAACACTTCGTGCGTTTCCCGACATTCCTCTAGCAAAAACTTGGTCATCACGGCTGATGTTCGACCGCCTGAGAATGAAATACTTAGCTTTGGTTTTTCCATTTTATTTATACTGCTTTCAGTCATTGGGCCAACATGAAATTAGGCTAGGTCTGCCGACTTTGGTACAACCGGCCACGGCGACGTAGGCCGGTTTGTCTTGCATGAATTCCGCTTCGCGGAGTGCAACGTAATTGTAGCGGCAGATGTTCTGCCGCCTCTCAGATTCGGTCATATTTAGACCAATCATCGCGGTGACGTGCGCCACCTTGGTCTTGGAGTCCGAGAAGTTTTTCTTTGTCAGGAGCCACGCCGAATACCCCTCGGTATCTGACTGCGATGCAGTCAGAACCAAGCAACGCATACGAGTGGACAAGGCTCGAAGTTCTCGCCATGTCTCGTCGATCTGCTCTCGCTTTTCCTTGAATCCCGGCGGTGCGCCGAGGATGTCTGCGTAGTCGATGACAATAACTTCGGGAACCCAACCTTCGTCAGCCCATCGGCTGACTTGGTTGGAAATATCCTTGGCGGTGATCGTACCGGCAGGGTGTGTGAGCAATCGGAATCGTTTCGGATCTGCCCCCGCCGACGAGGAAAACGCTTTGATCGCATCTTCCTTGGTAATGGGGGGAGCCGATTTCGGCTCCCTTACGATTTTCGGTTCTTTGTTCTCGTAGGCCAATTCCTTAGGAATCATAAAGCGACCGCCTTTCAGCGGTCGCCTGCAAAGCCTCGGAAGCAGTCGTAAGATGACCTGATCTTGGCTCATATCCCCGCAGGAGAAGAACGCCGTTCTTCTCCCTTGGTCTACGGATCTCCACGCCAAGTCCATCAAGACTGTAGTTTTACCAGTCTTTTCTGGGGCCAGTAGGGATACGAACGAATCCGTAGACATAACGTCGCCAAAGAATTCCCCGAGCGCGCCGGGGAATTCGATCAGGGGTTTCTTGGTGGATTGCTCGAAGGCTCGTTCGACTATGGACAAATCGGCCAGTGGGAATACTCCGGATTCCTCTTGGCCGATCTTCGGTCGTTTCCACTGGGCCTGAATGTTCAGGGCGTCCTCAACCTTGCCGGTTTCGGCAAGGTTGGTGATCGCATTTCCAAGTCGCTTGAGACTGTTGCGCTGGACGATGTTGCGGATTAGGTCGATGGCGTAATCGGGGGTCATGTCCGACGTTGCAGGCAGACTGACTAGCCAGTCTGCCATCGTATCCACAACGGTCGAGTCTGCGATGTCTTTCCAAGTATCGAACTTGGCGGTGATGCCCCCGATTCCGGGGGCTTCGCCGTACTTGACGAAGTGGTCAACACACCAACGAGCAAGTATGTTGGCATACTTGCTCGCGAAGGCTTCGTTGTCCCAAGCGGCGGAAACCGCCGCGAGGACTTCGGTGGAGTGAACGAGGGCGCAGACTGCGTGTCGTTCGTCGCTGCCGTCGTGTCTGACTACTTTCATTTGCAATACTTCCAATGTATCAGAACGTCTCGGGCGAATAGCCCAGTCCTCATACCAACGATGATGACCGTTACCCAATCGCCTCGCCTGTCCAATAGTTCTAGCATGTACGCAAATGCAATCGTAATGCCAACGAGATTCATTGCGAGGTTGATTGAATTCATCTTTGTCCCTGGTGCGTAGGTATAGTCCCAAAGGCAGGCAAACATAAACAGCGGTAACAAAAGTTCATACATGGTTATTTCCCAAATTCCAACTCAAAGCCTTCCTTTGTAACCTTGATGCCCTGACCATTCGGTAGCCTGTAAAAGCAACCCTCCATTAGTTGCATGCACCGCCAATTTTCTATTTGCCTGATCGCTGGCCACTTGTCGCGGTTGGCGTACTCGACCCGATCCTTACCGATCAAGCACCATTCGCTAGCACCTTGCGACCAATACGCATCCGATTCCAAGCGAGGTTCATCGAGCGAAAGAGCCGTCCAGCCTTTAGGGAATCCTAGACAAATCGAACTATCCAATTTCTCTGGAGAGTTCGGCTCGATGCGTCGGCGATACCATAGGGTGTCTGCTTGCCTTTCGTTGTGAGACACTTTCCATCCTGTCTCAAACGGAGCAGGCTCAAACCACTCATCTCCGGGTTGCAAATCTTCCGCCGGAAACTTCTCAAGCAGTCGATACCCTTCGCCGGGATCTGGCTTGTCGGTGTACCATTGCGGAGGATCGTAGACTTGGCATAGATCCCATCGGAAATTACCTGCAATCCAGTTTTTTCCATTGACAC